AATACTTGATGTGCGAGGACTGCGGCAAGTCGCCGTCCACGCGGAAGGTCGCCCGGAAGGTCACGAGACCATCAGCGAAGGCGTAGTCATCCGAACGATCCAGACGAATACCGCCGACCTGGCGAACGTAGTACGACGGCATGTGGCCTGCGATCACAGACTTTGCACCGCCAGTTGCAACGGCAGCCATGGCCGGGTTCTCGATCAACGGGTAACCGAGGACACGGTCAGCGGTTGCAGCGTCCAGCGAGGGGCTGAACACGTAGTTGCCAGCGCCGTCCTGAAGGGTGCGCATCTTGACGATTGCCGAGGTGCTACCCATCACAGCGAAACCGGGCAGAGCGCGTGCAGCTGCGTCGGTGGCGTAGATCAGGTCGATCAGGTTTTCGTAGGTGAAAGATCCACTCAGACCCGTGCCGCCCGTGACGCCGGAACCAGCCGCAGCAACAACGCCCTTGGGCTTGCTGGAGCCGTCGCCCGTGGTGAGCGCGGAGTTGACCGCGTAACCCAGAGCGTTGCCGACGTTGGCCGAGATGAAGCCGGTGATGTCCACGCCTGCGTCCTCAAGCAGTTCGGTCGAAACCTGGGTAAGGAACGAATACTTGTAGGCGCCCAACTCCACAAAGGAGTTCATGGTCGGGTCAGACTCACCAATGGTGTTGCCCTCAGTCGTGATCGTGCCGGTGCTGTACGCCGACAACGACGGGATCTGCAGGGTTTCACCGCTGGAGGTGTTGAGGACGGTGGCCACGCGGAGCATGGGGCCGACCTCGCGGGCGAGCAGAATGACCTCGTCGTAGAACGAAGTCGGAACCGGCGCGCCGGTGCTGGACTTGGTGACGTCGCGCTTCTCAAAGTTCACCGAGCGAACTTCGCCGCGGTACAGCGAGCGGATCAGCTCGTTGTCGTCGCGCACCTCAGCAACGGGTGCCGAAACGGTGCGGGCTTCCACGTGGTCTGCGGTTGCCGCAGCAACTTCAGCCTCGCGCTCAGCCAAGGCGCGCACATCGTCGATGCGGGCCTTCAACTCGTCCATGTGTGCGAAAGCGCGGTCAACAGACTCGCGCTCGGTTGCGTCGAGGGAACGGGACTCAGAAGCCGCCCGGTCAAGGACTTCCTTGGCCGACTCGTAAGCCTTGGCCCGCTCCTCCTGCATGTGCTTGATGTAGTCCACTTTGGACTCCTTTACAGGTAGGGGTTGGTTACGCAGGTGACAGATCCGGCGCGGCTCCGCTGCCGGGACGCACTAGCGCGGCTCCGCTGCTAGTGGTGGTGGAGGTGGTCGGACTCGAACCGACGTACCCGCTGGCTCCCTGTAGGGCTTTCTCAGCGGGGCATACCAATGCACCCCCGGACACTTCTAAAGTGCCGCTTTAGATTTGGCTAGACCGCCTTCGCAAGCAGGTCCAACTTGTCGCGCAAGACGCCGATGACCTCGGTGGGATCAACGACTGGTTCGGTCTTGGCGCGCTGGCGCGCAACGACATCAGAGAGCAGGTCAGCCTGGTCGTCGTTGAGTTCTTGACCGTTCTCAAGAGCGGTGAGTGCGTCGGCCAAAGCGTCGGCGTCGGTGGCTGTGCGCTGGGCAAGGATCTGCGCCTTGCGAATAGTTGCGCTGCTTGCCTCATAGGCCGGGAAGCCCGTGACCACGCTGACCTCTCTGAGTGCAATCTCGTTGAGGTAGCGGCGCTGGCCGTCATCGCTCCACTCGTCGCCACCGCGTGGCACATGGAAGCCAAAACTCATGGAGTCCACCACGCGGGCTTGGAGCAATGCAGCAAGGTCACGTGCATAAGACACACTCATGGGCAGGTCAGCCTCGGTGCGCAGTCCTCGGTCATCCTCAATCAAACGCAGCGTGCCGGATCGAGTGGAGGCCAGCACCATGGTGTCCTCATGGTTGACAAACATCTTGACGTTGTTGCGCGCTGACAGCGTGCGCTGGAAAGCGCCAGGCCGGATCTGCTCAATAAAGGGCAGCGGCTCGCTGTCGCTGTTGAACACAGCCGCGTAGCCAACGAACGTGGCCTTGTCGGCGTCTTGGCGCAGTTCCAGGTCTTGCACCTGCATCTGGCGCACTTCCACCTTGGTCATGTTGCTTCCTTCCATCGTCAAGTCATCTCCAGCAGTAGCAACTCGTCCTCGGCCTTACGCCGTAGTGAGTCGTGGTCAATGTGCAAACGAATAGGTGACACGCTCAGGCGGCTTGTGCCACGACAAATGCCAACCGACGTTGAAGCACCCACAGCCCTGCCGTTGTGGCCGCAGCGGCCTTGTGTGCGTCCCTGTGAGCGGCTGGTGCCTGCTGCAGATCCTGCTGCAAATGTTGCTGCAGGCTTTTGCTGCTGGACGTAGTAGCGCCTGCCGCCACCTTGCTTAGTTGGTGTTGGCGTCGGTGTGGGCGGTGTAGGTGCTGCGCCGGTCGCTGAGCCGCTGCTGCTGCTGGTGCCATTGACGGTGCCGAGCAGGTTAGGAGTGCCGCCTGCTGCCCCGCCGTTGACCGTGAAGCCTGTAACGGTGCCCGCCAGGGCTGGCGTGCCATTTGCGCTACCGGCAGATGTAGTGCTGCCGGACACAATGCCTTGCGCACCCTCAACACCAACGGCGCTGCCGCTCGACGTTGACGCACCAGCAACAATTCCAGCCAGTCCTGGGGTACCTGCTGCAGCACCTGCGCTTGATTGAGTGCCAGATGCCGAGCCGGTGAAACCTTGCACACCTGTGGCGTTACCAGCGCTGGTAGTTGATCCAACTACAAAGCCAGTCCCAGCACCGCCCAGCACATCGGCATCAAGGACACCTAGGTCAGCGCTGTCAAGGGTGAACAGCCCCGCCATGGCTTAGGAAACAGACTCAGAAATGTTGCCTGAAGCCAAGGTGTAGGTGCCAGCGCTGGAGAACGTCTGCGAGGTATCCAAGGCACGTGAGCCGTAGAACGTGCCAGCGCTGCTAGCAGACCAGTAACCCAAGTGCGTGATAGTCACGCCCGTGGGAACGTCAAAGACAATGTCACCGCTTGATGTAGCGGTGCCTGCGCTTGCTGACCCCCAGGTGATTGCCTCACGGGTGTACGTGCCGCCCGTGACCTCGCTGCTGCCGCTAGCATCAGGTTCTGCGGTGTGAAGGCTCACGTGCGTGACGACTGAGGTCAGGCCACCCACCTGGGCGTTTAGGCCGTTGTTGTTGAGCGCCACTATTCCTCCACGATTTCAGAAATGTTGCCGGAAGCGTCGCGCTTGACCTTCTTGATGCGCGCCTGCTGCTCAGGCACGTTGACGTTGATGACTGGCAAGTCGCGCTGCCCATCAGCGCCAGCGCCCGCTACGGGGAACTGTGGCCCCGGCACCTGCAAGTTGGCACCTGCAGCATTGACAATTTCGCGGGCCTCGTCTGATGTGATGACCTTGCCAACACCCAGGTAAACCTTCTGCACAATTTCAGCAATGCTCAACTCGCGTGCCTTGCTGGCTGAGCCGTTGCGTGCGCCACCTGAAGGGCCACCTGAGCCGTTGGCTGCCTGGTCAGGCGTGCTGCCGTCTGGCCCGTAGGTGTCAGTCTCGGTGTCCTCAATGTTCGCAGGGTTTTGCAGCTGCACCGACGGCAAGCCGGTGTGGTCGATCTGCGGCAAGCCAACAGCCTGCAACGACTCTGACGGCTCAAAGCCCAACTGCACCAAGCGGGTTAGCATCATTACGCGCTTTTCCTGCTCGGTGATGTTGGCGGCTTCCACGTTGACGTTGGCAAGGGGCACGCGGTAGGCGTCGCCGCCTGTGACTGATTGGAAATCCTCTAGCCGTCGCACATCGTTGATGGACATGAAGCCCGACTGCAAAGCGGTGCTGTACGCGCTGTAACGGCTTTGGAGGTCACCGCGCAGCAGGCCGTCCATGTTCCAGCGCATGAACGCTTGACCTGGCAAAAGGGCGCTGTATGCCGCCTCAAGTTTGGCAAGGTAAGGGCGCAGCGTGTAGGTCGCAAACTGTATAGCGTTTTGCTCGTTGCTGCTGTACGACTGCACACCGGGCGCAGCCACCTGCAGCATGTGTTGCGGCACACGAAAAACCCGCGCCACTTCTTCGATAGCAAACCGGCGAGACTCCAGCATCTGTGCTTGCT